CAGCTTGCGACGCATCAAGAGCTTCATGCCCTCGGGAGCGTCGGTCTGAACCCACCATGCGCTTGCATTGGTCAGACGCGACAGAACAGCGGCACCCTCGTCCAGCAAGCCAATCGACTTGATGGGGTTGATGTCGTTGTTGGCGTTGCCAGCACGGAGGACAGACTTCAGCAGCACTTCGGCCTGGAAGACGTTGCCAGGAGCGACCACCAGTTGGCGGGGCACCAGACGGATCTTCTTGCCGTTGTTGTCCACAGCCTGACGGATCTGGATCAACATCTGCTCGAGCGAGGTCTGAGACAGGTTGGCAGCGGTGGCCAGCAGGTTGCTGGTGGTACCGTTGACGATGGGGTGCGAAGCGCTGTTCAGAGCCACGCCGTCGCCGCCAGGATACGAGGCATTGAAAGCGCGGTTCAGCACGTTGGCCGACAGCGTCTCTTTGGTCTCGATCAGCGACTGGGCGAGGTGACGAGCGTACACCTGACCGATACGGATATGGTCACCGTCCTCAACCAGCACTTTGGTCAGCGCGAAGGCCAGACCATACACGTTGTAAACGTAGCGCTTGAGGAACAGCACACCACCCTGCTGGTAGCTGACGGGGGTGCCGTCAGGCAACTGCGGGGCAGCGCCAAAGCCGTACAGGACGGGCTCTTCGTGGTAGTTGCGGGGAATGCCTTCTTGTTCACGGAAGACACGGCTCCATTCGTCGGTGCGCTGGTCATATACACCATCAAAGCACTCGTTCAGAATGGGTTCAACAATCGACCGAAAGTCGGTACTACGCATTGGAGCGGCCATGATTCACCCCTTTCTTAGATGGCGTTAACGGACGCATTGAACTGCGACTCGTTGATGGTTACGCGAACAATCGTGTACGCATCGCCCCACTCATTGTCGGGGTACGGAGCCAGATCACGGATCAGCATCTGAGCGCTGTTGCCTGCGCCCACCAGGGTGGTGGACAGAGTGCATTGCGACAGACCGGTCACAGTGGAACCAGCGGTGGTGTTGCTCAGATCGGCCATGTCGCCGATAGAGGTTTGTGCCAGCGAACCGGCAGCCTGGATTTCATAAACGATGTTGGGGTCGTTGTAGAAATAGGCCACGCACGAACCTGCCTGATATGCGGTGGACGCAGGCCAGTTGTTCGAGACGCGACGACGGCCAGTGGTGTCAGTCCACTCCACACCAGCGAAAGCGCCTTGGAAGGCATCGCCAGCAGCAGCGACCACAAGGACGCCGCTCGAGTTCAGTTTGACCGGTTGGCCCTTGAGAATGTCGGTTCCATAAGCCGACGCAATACCGTTAGCCAGCGCCTGAGCGCGATCCAAGCCGGAGGGATGGAACGCAGGACGCAAGCCGAACGGAGCATTTACAGCAGACATAGTCTTACTCCTTGGTTAAAGTTACCCCTGGAATACAGGGGCGTTAACGATTCGGTCGAGATTGCCAAATCCTTCGCCTTCAACCTTGCCCAGGGCTTTCCCAGAGCTATCGCGGTTGCCCTGAAGCTGATCAACTTGAAGGCGGATCTTGTCTGCCTCTTCATTGGGTGCCTCATGGTGCATTTGCAGCATGATGTCCTGATACACATCCATAGGGATTTTGTGCAGGCGCATCTCGTTGCAAGCGATAAAACCGATGTCCTCTCCAGCCTTTACGCGGTAATTCTCGAATCCTGGCAACTCATCTGCGCTAACAGGTATGTAGCCAAGTCGCATCCGCTTATCAATGCTGTCGTATCCATTGGTGGTCGATAACCAGCAAAGGTGCCACCCCGGCATTTCCGGGACTTTTGGCAGCGCACTTTGTGTCCACTCATCGCTCCACATCTTTCGACGTTCCTGCGCTGACATGAACTTCTCTTCGGGGGCGGCTCGGGTCTGATCTTGTGAAGATCTATTCTCACGGCCACCAGCGTTGAGAGTTTTTTTGAGACGAGAATCCATAATGTTTAGCTCCTTTTGTTTCGTGCTTCTTGGGCGTATCGCTTAATCATTTTGCTGCGCTTTTCTGGGTCATCCCAGAAACCGGCTTCCTTCATTGCTCTGACCTGTTCAGGTTCCAAAACAAATTGGTTGCCGCCTGCGCGTCCAACTGACTCACGACTCGACCCCGTTACAAAACTTCGAGGGCTCCTTCTGGACGGTTGATCGTCTTGTGTTCTAGTATAACGGTGTGGCAAGCGCTTTTGCAAGCGATTGTCAAGCTCTTCCCAATAATCGGAGCTTGCGGGATCCCATCCCTCGGAGACCAGACGGTTGTCAATAACTTTGGCAATTGCACTGTCCTCGTCTTCCGAGTCGGGCTTGTACCAAGAATTGCGCTCCATCCAGTCATTTGCCAGCCTCACCAGTTTCGGGTTTGCCGGGGCAGATTCCTGGGAACCAGCCTTAGCCACCTGACTCTTGTAATTCTGCATCGCCTCAAGTTTCCGGCGACTGTCGTACCAAAGCTCTTGGGCCTTGGTAAATGCGGCACCATCGGAGTTATCGGTGGCCTCTTGCATTTTGCGTTGGGCATACTGAAACCGATATTCCTCGTCCTCGATGGCTTTCTCAAACCGAGCCATATCTGCGCCGTGGGTCTTGCGCTCGACTACGGACAGGCGCTCCATCAACTCCCGGTTCTGGCGCTCAAGCAGTTGCAGCTTGACATCCTTCTCCTCGTTGGTGCGCTTGATGTAGTCCTTCTTGGCTCGACGGCGGTTGCGTCGGGCCTCACGGATGGCATCGGTATCGTCGGGGTGATCATCATCACTGCCGTCATCCGAAGCGTCAGCCCGCTCGTCTTGAGCGTCTGGCGATTCAATGCTGTCGGGAAGCTGAACGGTAACCGAACCGTCCTTTTCTTCGACAACTGCAATGTCTTCGTCTTTGTCTTGTTTGGCTTCTGTGGTCATAGGAAGGCTTTCATAGCAAGTGGGTCGCCAGTCAGCTTGGCGATAACTTCATGGTCGTTGAGCACCATAAACAGTGCCGGGTCTTCAAAGTCGTCGTCACCTGGGACTTTTACTTCCCAGCGATCACCGCCCCATTTCGGGACTCGGATGTAATCGCCAACGGCGCACCAAGATCCCTCCGGCCATGCCTGCATCGTGTCCCGATGCTTGAACGCCAGCGGGCCAATCTCGACGACTCGGGCCACCATGTTTTGCCACTTCTCGGTCTCTTTGGTTTCTTCAACCAAAATAATCCCTGCGCTTGTTGCCTTCTTTTTTGTGCGGCGAAGCTGTACCAAAATACGCCCACCAAGAGGTTTAGCACCGGGGTCTACGCTCGGGAATGCCCAAGCCAACTCAGCTTTGTCAAAAGCTACCGGTTCACTCATGTTCATTGTCTTCTTCCATTAAGTTGTTCAGGATATCAAGGGACTCCTGCAATCCCGCGTGATGTCCGACCATGCGGTGGTAAGCCTCCCAGTTCGTCGCATTTCCAGCAGCGAGGGACGCGGCTATTTCAGCCTGCCTAGACTTGATGCCACCAATCAGGTCGCCAATGGTGTTCATTTTTTCTTTGCCTGTGACAGACCTCCTTTGGATTGCGAGCCGGACTGGCCCTTCGGTTGCATGGACTGCCCATCAAGTTTTTCGCCCATAGCGATACGCTTGTGCTGGGGCACATTGACGCTCTTCTGCTCTTGGTCACTCGTAGCCATATTGGCCTCCTTGGGTTGGTACAGCCTTGGTCTGCTCGAAATTGAGCTTGGCGGCATCTCGCGTTAAGCGGGCTGTTTCGATGCGTTCCTTCGTTTCGTTGTCGCCAGCGGCAATCGCCAGCTTCAACTGCATTTCTTCCATCTCTCGTTGCTGCTTCTGCTCAAGCTCCTGCATATCCAACTGGATCTTGGCAGCCAACTCCTTGTCCTTGAGTTGCAACTCAGCCTGATCGCGGGCCTGACGGCGCTGGGTCTCGGCCATGCTGGTGTCGAGCAGAACCTTGACATCCGGCGGCATCTGCGGCTGGGGCTTGAACTGCTGCAGGTTCTGCATGAGTTGCTGGATGACCGGCATGATCCCCTGCAAGGTCTGCTCTGCATCCATGTCAACGTGCTGTGATGCCGCACCAAACAGCTTGTCGATGACCTTGGGATCTTCGTGCAGGTCGTACTCGGGCAGCTTGGTGCCCAGGGAGCGCTGGACATAGCCGTTCATGCGGTTCAGGTACCACAGAACGATGTGTTGCTTGATGTGCTCGATTGCCTTGGGCAGGTAAGCCGGGGCCACAATCGGGTTGCCGCCGAAGATCGGACTCTTGGCGAAGTCCAAGTGCGTCTGGATGTGGCCCAGGTGATCCTGCTCAGGGTATGCAAAGGCTGCCTGCCCGATGGCCATCGCCACGTTCTCGTTGGCCGCGTCTTGCTTGACCGGAGAGGGCACATCAATCATCAATTCGTTGATCCCAGGCACCTTGATCTGCTTGAGAAAGCGCTGGAGGACTGCCCGCTTGTTGAAAAGCTCGGGGTTCTTCTCCATGATGGCCATAACCGCCTGGGTTTGGGCCATCCGCTGGGTTTCGCTGAAGATGTGCGGGTCGGAGACGGGGATAACGTCCGTCACGCGGGCAAAATCCTCCCGCTTGATGTCCAGATCCTCCACAATCTCGCCGCGCTGCATATCGTCGAGGTACCAGCGGTTGATTCGGCTCAAAACACGCAACAAGCGGCCCTGAGACTCATGCAAACGGGCGTGAATGGACGAGAAAACGGCTGCGCCCTGTTCGATCAGCGCCTGGGTAGTGCCAACTGGGGTGTTGGAGTTGACATCGGCGATCTTTTCTTCTGCCGTGGTCACCACACCCTTGGCCGCGCTCGTCAGCCAGCCCAAAAGCTGGAAGAGAACCGCCGACGGAGGGTTAAACGGCATGGGCATGGCCAACTTCCGCACATCATCGACGCCAGGAGCGCCCTCGATCTCCACAACCTGGGTGACTTCGATCTCTTGGGACTGTCCAGAGATCTTTCCACCCTTGAGCTTCAGGAGCGTCGCAGCGTTGTTGATGTGGGCAGAGTCCAGCAAGGCCCTCAGAGAGCCTGTAAGGGCCGCTGAGAGGCCTCCAATAAGCTGCGGCAGGCCAACGGCA